GGCCGCTGCAATGCGATTTAGTCGCGCCACGCTTGGATCATCCCGCTTGTTCCATTCCGCGATCATTTCCGCTTTCATCTTCGGAAGCCAGTTGCGGTCGGTCGTATAGGATGGGATATCGCATGCGCAAAGCTGCGCGCCGCAATCGACGCACCGGACGGTGAAGGCGATCGCGGAATCCGGAACAAATTCAGCATGACCGCCGCAGAAAGGGCAAGGCTTGGTCTTTTCGGTCATCCCTGCTCATCCTCCGAGGCTGCGAGTTCCGCCGCGATCAGTGCCCGAATCCGCCGAAGATCGCCAATCGTTATCTCGGCGCTGTTGATCGCGAAAACCGGCGTCGAATCGCTTCCGGCATAGTGCCTGTCGTTGTGATCCTGCAGCAATGCGGCGAAGCGCTTCAGCGCATCAATCGCTTCGGCATGCCGGCGGCGCAGCGAATCGAAATCAGCCTGCGTCACCGGGAATCCTTCAGGGGTCCGCGCCGGCTTCAGCGCATCGTGCATCAAATCGAACTTGCTCATTTCCTTTTCCTCCTTTCGGTCAACTGGATCGCCAAAAGATCGGCGATCGCGGAGCGCTTCGGCGGCGGCGCCTTTTCCTGAATCGGCTTCAGGGCGTATTCGATCACCGCCCGCGGCGGAAAGAACGCGCACGCGAAAGCATAGTGCCCGGCCCTTCCGCAAGCGAAGCAAGCCGGCGCGCTGGTGTATTTCGCCCGCGGCTCGAATTCGCTGCAGGCCGAAGGCGCGTTGTCCTTGAATGGCAGCGGGACACCCCAGCGGCGGCAGCGCGCGCCATCCGTGCCCGGATATGGAAGCGCGCAGTCAGCGCACCCGCGCGGATCAAAGGCCGCGTCATAAAGCCCGTCGCGCTTCATTTCATCGACCCCAGCATCAGGTCGAACAGCGTCCAGTAAAGGGCGAAGAACATGGCGCCAAGTAATGCCGCCGCGATCTTGTCACGCCTGCTCATTTCGATTCCTCCCTGAAAAAATCCCCGTCAATTGCGAAAGGCTTTTCGTGGTGCTGCGCTGCGCTTTCCATGCGGCCGATCGATATCCGGCGCGCTTTCTCCATCGCTTGCACTTCTCCGCGTCGGTGAATGGTTTCGGCCTTTTCGCATTCGCGCCCGGCGTGACCGAGTAGATCGGCGCGGCCGGGCCTGAAGTCGTTGACCGGACATATCGCGCCACCCTGATCAATTCCGCTTCGACCATGCGGCGAAGATATCCGCCGCCGGTCAAGGTTTCATATGAGCAGTGCGCCGCCTCTGCGATTTCGCGCGCATCAAGATCGCCCTCGCGGTCCAGCGCTGCCAATATCCTGCGCATCACTGGCGTCATATCGACCACCCCATGCGGCGCAGCATTTCCTCCGATTCCTCGCCCGCGACCTTATCTTGCTGCGCGCGTTCCATCACCGACCAGACCGACATATAGGCCGAAATCCTTTCGGGATCGCGCGGCGCGACCGCGTTCTTGAAATTGTCGTAATCCATTTCATCGATCATCCGCGCGACGATCTTCGTGAATTCCCGGCGGCGAATGAATGCCCGGAATCGATAGTCGGCAAAGGGCGTTTCACGCACCAGAATTGCCGCGCCGAAAATCTGCTCGATGTCGCCAGCGAAGCGCGCCCGAACAAGGAGGCGGTCTGAATTTCCGCGATCCACCACGACTGAGATGAAACCTGTTTTTGAAAAAAGCCACATCGATCATTTCCCCTTTTTCTTTTGCTTTTGATCAAGCGATCCGAATGCAAGGCCGAGCGATTCCTCGATCCTGCGCGCTACGTTTTCCCCGAAGGGCCGGCCGACAAGCTGCGATACCCGCGACTGCGAAACCTTCAGGAGCGCAGCGGTCGCCACTATGCCGCCATGATCGGCAGCGATCCTGCGAAGGTTTTCCCGGCGGATTTCATAAAGCCCGCGCATGTAATCCGAAGCGGCAATTCTGGTCATGCTGCCGCCTCCATTTCCTGCGGAAGCAATTCGGCCGCGCGAGTCATCGCAAGATCGGCAAGCGTCCTGATGCTGGTCACGGCATCTTCGCCGGCATGCTTCACCGATAGCGCCATGAACAGAATCGAAAGCATGGTCGAAAGCGATGTCCATTCAAGGTAGGAATCGTTGCGCTGCGCTTCGCCCCATCTGCGATAAATCAGGTCTTCGATTTTCTGAGAAACCGGGTTCTTTTCCATTTCAATGCTCCCTTAAAAAATTGTGAAGATCACCAGCAAGGCGATCAGGATCGCCGCAATTGCCAGCGGCCAAACCGGCCCGCGCCGTCCTTCCAAAAAGGTGAAGTCATCGCGCAGTGGTTCCATATACGGCGCGCCGAATGCCTCTCTGAAGGATCGCGGGAATTTGAAATCATGCCGGATCATTTTCGCCCTCCTTTTCCGATTCAATGATGTCGCCCCATATCGCCATCACCCCAGCGAGAAAGAGCATTCCGAGAATAAATGAATTCAAGTCAATCACCTTTCGCCCTCCACTTTGCCTTGCAACCTGCGTTGCATTCCCAATGCCGAACCGGCCCGCAATCGCACCCCAGCGGATAAGCTGAAATCGATTCATGCCCGGATCGATCGAGCGAAAGAACCCCGACCGTCACCCGATGCATGCCGGGATTCGCTGCCATGAAATCCTGCGCAATCAGGCGCAGGCGATCAAGTTCGCTTTGCTGGCTCATTTTCATGCCTCCTTATATCGCGATGATTCCTGATAGGTTTTCAAGTGCTGCTCAAGGCTTGTGAATTGCCACTTGGCATCCCCAACGGCCCAGCGCGGCGGGTAATGATCAATCAAGGCCTCGAAGCTTGATGTCTGGATATCGCAAGTCTTCCCGATCAGCCACCCGGTCCCTGTTTGGCTGGGCTGATTGGTCTTGTAATTCCCGGAGAAGGTGATCGCGCCGAGATCGATCCCGAAGCTGATCACCCGGCTTCCGGCCGCGTTGGTGAAAAATCCGTAGGTGCCGCGCTCGGCGACGAATGCCCGGAAGCCTGCCGCTTTGATCATCGCGACAAGATCGCTGATCATTTCTTTTTCCCTTTCAATGCTGCTCATGCCTTTTCCCCTTTCGCTTTTCTGATCGCTGCGCGCGCTTTCTCGCTGATCGCCTCAAGATCATCGCCGTCGCATCCTTCGTCGCGGCTGACAATCGAATCGATCCATTGCAGCGCGCCAAGCAATTCAGGCGCCGCCGCGATCAGAGCCGCATTCGCGTTTTCGTTGCTGGCGCAGCGAAGATCAGCGATCCAATCGCGTCCGTCCTCAACCCCGGCCGCGGGGTAGATGATTCCGTCGATCGCCTCCCAAGGGCCGGGCGTGGCTTCAGGCTTATTCAGCATCTTCGGCCTCCACTTCGTTTTCATAGCAGTCGTCATCGGATTCTTCGCCGGTATTGATCAGGACATGCCCGAAGGAAATCACCCCGGCGTCATCGGATTCGCATTCAAAATCTGCGTCCATCCGGACGATGTTTCCCCAGCGGTTCCAGCCAGCGTTTTCCGGATTCTTCGTGTCGATGTCTTCCAGCAGGATGCACCCAAGCGATCCAGAATCAACCGGGTAGGTCCGGTTGCCGTTGTCCCGATATTCCCCGTCGCCATATGCGGTATTGAAGATTGCGAAGCGGCGCCCGTCCATCAGGGTGAATTCACCTTCAGCGCATCCGCCGCCGGGGTTCTGATCATCGATGATCAGCGCGCAAACTTCGTCCCATTCGGCGTGCATGACATAGCAAAGGTCGCCGATCCAATACATTCCCGATTTCATCATTTCGATTCTCCCTTTATGCGGCGGCTTCAAAAGCTGCCATTTCAACATCGCGGAAATACCCATACGGCAGGCTGCGTTTGTAGCAGAAATAATCCGGGTCATATTGAAAGTCCGGATCGGCTGCAATGATCTGGATCGCTGCGGCTTTCTTGTCGAATTCGCCGCCCAGCTTCGCCGCCCATTCCGCCTCGAATTCCTTGACAGCGGATTCTTCGGCGGCAATCTGGCGCGCTTCCGATTCGCGCATTTCCTTGATCGCTGCATCCCACATTTTTTGCTTTTGCTCGGGCGATGATGAATCCCAAGCGTCCCAGCCAGCGGACCCCGGGCGGAAGCCGAAAGCATCCTTGTGAAGATCGCTCCAAAGGTCGTCGCTGTAGGTGAATTCTTGATTTTGCATTTCGTATCTCCTGATCCGTTTCATGCGAAAGCGCATGAGCCAACTATATGCATCCGGGTGGTAGTTGCAAGAGAAAAACCTAATATTTTCGGAGATTTTTCTAATGCCCGGATAGCGCCGATTTATCCGGCGCCTCCGGTCATTTCACCTTTGCGACCCGGGCGACATTCGCTGTCAATTCATCCTGATAGAATTCGATCGATTCCATGCCGTTGATCATCGCGTCGAAGGCGTAGCGATTTTTACCGTCCTCGATCCAAATCCTTTTTGCCCGCGGCTGCACCGCATAGACGTTCAGGATCGCGCCCGGCTGGATCGCGTGGTTCAGGCGCTTTGCCGGCCCGCGCTTTCCTTGCTGCACCCATATCACCGCGGGCAGCGGCGATGCCACAAGGGCAAGCATTCCGCGCTTCGCTTTCTTCACTGAAGATTCAAGCGCTTCCCGCTTCGCCCGGGCAGCATCCTTGCGAAGATCGATGATCTTCGCTTTCGCGGCCTCGATCAGCGCGCGGAGATCGGCTTCGTTGTTCGGGAGGTTCATGGCTTGTCCTTTCCTTCGATCTTGCGGAT